GTGAACCGAAGTACCCAGAGCAAAGTACGGCGTCGTTCGCTCTGTCCACATCCCAAGGCGGTACTTATACCACCACCGGAGTGGGCAGGAAAGAAATTCCCGCAGCTCGCTTACGCTGACGTGCTCTGGGTGCCTCTCCGGAATCATCCAGCAATCTCCGCGCGGCGCGTCTTGAACTTGTTCACAAGATACTGACGGGAGACATCGTCAATCTCAACGCCATCGGCGGAAGAGTTGTTGATCTTCTGCCCAATTGCGTTGAGCTGCTCAACAGTTGTTGCTGCGTCAAACTCATCAACATACTTCTGGACATGCGGTGGCAAAACAGCGTCGTCAAAAATTTCTGCTGCCGCCTTTGCAATCGACTTGGATGAGCCGCCCTTTGACTTAATCTCGTCGTCAGAGGCAATCCGCTTTGATGGGAGACCAGCCATGACTAGCGCGCGACCAACCGCTGAGGTCTCGCAATTCTCAATCTCCGAGCCGCGAGTGTAGGGCGTTGCCCCCGGAATCTGCATTGCGCTATGGCCAATTCCTGCCGGCTTTTCGTCTGCGTTCTCGCCGCGATACACCTTTGCCTCAACTACAACGCGCTTGTCACTGTGCTCAAGCACGGCGGTCTCAATGCGGCCATTTGGGTAGGCCTCATACCAAGCGCGAATGCGCTCTGCGACATCAACGTAATCCTTTAGTGCGCTCTTATCGAATGCCATGTTAGCTCTCCTTATTGCTCATGAACTGATCGAGATCTTCGAACAGCTTCTTTTCTTCCACACCAAGAAACTCAGCAATGCGCTTTCGCATTGGCCCACTAATGGGGGCCTGCCCATACTGAACCTGGTTGAGATAACCATACGACACTCCAAGGTGTCGTGCAAGAAACCTGCGCTTAATGCCGGTCTCCTCAAGCAGTCTCCATACCTGAGCGGTCTTCTTCCGCTGGATTAGTCGCTGCTCTGCAAAAGTTGGACCTGTCTGCTTCATGTAAATACTCAATCCTTCTGTTCGTCACCGTATGCCAACCACGCCTCAAGAGCGTAGTTGATTCCAAGGTGGTATGCCGCGCGATCCTCGTAAGAGAGGCTCTGCTCCATTGACGCTGCGGCGTTCGCCGCCTCAAACCCCAGCAGGACCTTTGGTCTTTCGCCCTGATCGCCTTCTAGAATTTTTCTTAGGTGTAGGCTGAACCTCGATCTCCCAAGGTCTGCCATTTCCGCTTCCGTCATCTGCATACCTTCCCTTTCCGTGCATCAAGCAATCTTCCAAGATGCACACCGACTGCGACTGTCCTTGCTTGTTTGTCGTTTCTTCAAACGACATTATTCTGCCGCCACGCTTACAGTGCTCGTTAGAGCAGAATAGCGATCCGGACGATAGTTCAAACAACTTACCGCCACATGCGTGGCAGGATCGCCACCAGATTCCCTTATCTGCCATGTCTCCTCCTTTTCGGTATCACCTTACTTTATTGTATCACCCTTTGTCAAGCCGCGCTCGGGAAGGCAGCACAAGTGGTACTTCTGGTTTCCGCGCTTGACTATAGGGCCAAGTCCCATGGCGACAATGCTTGCCCGCTTGGACGGACACATCTTGCTTGAGCAAGGCTGGTTACGGAAGGTATTGTTCTCTGTCATATTGAAACGCCTCCAAATACTCATACAGAACCTCACGCCACTTTCTTGACGATTCAGTCTTCATTCGATGATGCCAGCCACAAAGCGTGACGAGATTCCACATTTCTGACGGGCCGCGTTTTCCCATTCCAGAATTGAATACGTGATCGAGCTCCAGTACGATTTGGCCACCTGGTCCAAATTGGCTTCCGCACTGATCGTGCATCCCAATCCTTGGCCCAACGCATCCTCGGTCTCGATCCAAGATAGCCTTCCTTAGCGCCGGCGTCACCGGATCTTTGTGTGCCATCAGACCTTCTTTGCGCCACGTGCCTTCTTCGGCTTCTTCTCTGGCGCTGGGTTGTTGATTTTGATCGGGAGTCGCTCGCCCTTATCCTGCTTTAGCACTTTGCAGGGGAGGCAAAAGCAAGGCTGCACATGGAAGTATTTATCTGCCATGGAGTTTTACCCGTTTCTCTCTCTGGCTTCGACTGAACGCATAACCTTGTTGGACCAAGCCTTGCCAGCGTCGCCACCCCAGAGAGCCCAAGCAATTCTTCCAGCCGAAGGGAAGCCCTTCTGGCCAGGAGCCCAGCCTTCACCGCGCTTGTCAACTTCGTGCCGGGCAAGATACGAGCGCATCTTTCGCACTCGTGCAATCGTCATCTTGTTGCCGATCAGCATTCTCGCCGTCTGCTGCCCGGGGCCAATGCCGCCGCGACCAAACTCTCTTCTCCAATCAAGACCCTTCTTTGCCTCCGCCCTCACGCCAGCAGGGACATTCAAGTTAATCCCGTCTGCCTTCTCGGCATCAAAGACCGAAAGGTCCTGCGCTAGAGGATGGGAGGACTTGTAGGCATCGGCGATTTGCTGGTCGCCATCATAGTAGGCGACGACTTCTGCACCGAGGCGGCTAATCCTTTGTGATTCGTAGCGCTTGAATTGCAGGACGGTATCATCTGGGAATGTGTTGCACAGGACGTCAATCACGTTGATGCCACACTCCTCAAGCTCGGCGCGGATTTCTTCCTTGTTGGACTTAGATCTAGAGATTGCAATAACCTCTGCGCCGTTCTCAATGTAGTTGTCAATTGCGTCAATGACTTCTGACGGGCAATGCTCGGACAGAATGCTTTCTGGCTCTATGACGACAATTGACTTCTTGCCAGACTGCTGATTTGCGCCCATCTGCGGATTGGGTTTATTGTCAAGCTGCTCCTTACCCTGCTCGGGCTTCTTTGGCTGGTTGTCGGAGTCTGTATTGCCGCCGTTTGGGTTTTGTGGTCCCTCTGGAGCGTCTGGGACGGTAGGCGGCGCTGGCTGATCTGGGTCGCCAACCTTATTCTTAAGGTACAGCTCATAGAAGCGCAATGGCATATACCCAAGCGGGCTTGGCATCCAGATTTCGTTGCCCATGTCGCCGACTGCCTCTTGACCGCGCTCCTTGAGCGCATCGTTGAGCCTCAGCCACGGGAGGCCGGCAAGTGCCGCCTTGTAGTAATCGGCAACAGCCTGAGCGGACTCTCTGCCCACATCTGTGTACACGAAGCGAAGGTTCTTGTCATACAACCAGACGATCTCGCGGGTAATGTAATCCGCGATTAGCTCGCATAGCGGTGCGATGCCGTTGTCGGCAGTGAATGCCGCCCCATACTCAGACGTGCTCTTATTCACGTCAAAGTTCAAACCGATATCTTGTGGCTGCACGCCGAAGACCGCGCAGATCTTTCTGGCCAGATAAATCTGCCATTCCATAAACTGCATGTCTCTGTTGGATTGGGCCATTGGAATCCACTTGACCCCCTTGCCGCCGCCGGTGATGGCGGTTTGGCTCTTGCCAGCGATCTCGCCTTCCCAATATGTCTTGAATGCGTCGACCTGGTCTGGGCGGACGCCCTCACCAAGGTCAATGATGCCCGGAGGTGTTGCCTGTTCAACAATATTGTTGTTGTACTTTGCTGCGCGCAGGTCAGCCTCAATGGTTTCGGCAAGAACTTCTAGCGGGGAAAGCCCAAGCGGAGAGTAGGTAACCTTGTTAGCAACGATGACAACCATCTCATCGTTCTTGTATTCCGCAATAACCTTACCCGTGTCGTCGTATTCAAAATATCGCGGCTTCTTTAGGTTGCTGCCATCCCAAGTTGGGTCAAAAGCAATTCTTGAAGCATCTTTTGGCCAAAGATTCTTAATGGGGTCTGTCGTTCTGCCGGCTCTGGCGCCAACAGTCAGCTCTTTTTCAATTGCCCCCTGGTCAAGAACAAGAATGTCCTCAACAATTGGCTCGATAAACGAACGCCAAGAGTCCATTCGAGTGTTTGGGTCGCGTAGGAGGTGCTTAATCTTGTGCACAACTTCCACGCTTGCCTGGCTCTCGCCGTCAATAGTTACAATGTCCCATCGCGCTCGGCTAATCTGCTGACGTCGAAGGTTGATGGCAGCGCGAATCCATGGATTGTTACGGGACCACTTGCGAAGCATGTTGACCGATCGCTTCTGCACAGTGCTCTGACCCGCCCCGCGAGCATACGGCTGCGAGTCGTAGTTGGGGATAAGGATCGCGTCCTTAATCGCATCAACCGTTGCCTGAGCTTCTGACGTAACTTCGGAGCGCTTTAGTCGCTCCCACGGCATCATTACCACGGATTTTCCTCTTTCGGCTTTCTTGTTCTCCAAGATCTAATTGCGCTAGTAATCGCGGTCTGGTCCAAATCCTTGTTTACGATTGCTCTGGCTTCCGTATACTTGAACGGAACCATTCTAACCCCATCGACCATTCCAATGCCACGAAAGGACGGTAGTCGAGCCCACCATTTTGGCACGACGTATCGTCCGTCCTCAAAATGAATCTCAACGCTTTCGCTGAATTCCAATTTATTCCTCGTCCCCCTCTTCGGTCTCAGCGTCGGGGTTGTCCCCGCTAAGCCCAAGAATGGCGTCGGTATCTACAATATTCTGGTCTCGGAACTTTTTCCAGAAGCCATCATACTCAATTTTATCATCTTCGTCCAGCCTAGCCAATTCTTCCTCAACGTGGCGAGAATACTTAATCTGCTGGGGGACGCTTCTTTTGACAGACTTAAGCGTATCGTAACAGTCTGGGCAAACAGAGTAGCGCTTCTGCCCCTTGGCCCTCGGCACCATTGGCTCCGGCACCAGCCTGGTCTCAAGGTGCTCCGGCCCAACCATAATGGTGCACAGGGCGCATCTTGGGTGGGCTCGATGAATCTCCTCATAGCGCTTCATGATGGGGGAAAGGGTCTTTTGCAGCCGCCTCATAGTAAGTACAATGTCAATAAGGGCGGTCTCGGACGCGTTCAATTCCCGGCACAAATGGCAGTTAACTGCCCCTCTCTCACACATGCCTGTCAGTATACACTTTTCCTAACAATCTGTGCAAAAATCATGTATATTAGCAGCATGTGTAGGAATGAACATCCTTGCGAAAAGGTCCTTATTGATGGATCATCTACGGGTGATCATACGGGACTATCTACTGACACAGCCGTCTATCAGGTTGATGGCGGCAGCGCCCCGTGCGCCTTTGAAGCATAGTAGCCGGAGGAAATGAACTTGGACTTCAAGATTTATACAAATGCCCTAAAGGCATATGAGAACGAGAGCGGCGAGAAGTTTGTCGCTGGAACCACATCTTCCTCAATCAGGGACCTCCATGGCGACGAGATGTCCCTCGGGGCGCTTAAGTCAATGGCGGACACTGCCCGCCAGAATATGACTGTCTTTTTGAATCATAATTACAACGTCCCAGAGGACCTTTTTGGCTCGGCTACTGACGCTGAGATTGTAAAGAGATGGGACGCAGAGACCAATCAGGAAGTTTATGACCTTGACGTTAACATCCGTGTCGTAAACGAGGACGAAAATCCAGAGGCGCTTCGTGCATATCGCGCAATCAAGCGCGGTGTCAAGCTTGGTCTTTCTATTGGCGCAAGGGTCGAAAAGGCCAGCCGCAAGGCCGCGCAGGGTGACCAGCCAGAGTCAATTGTGATCGAAAAGGTCAGACTCCTTGAGGCAAGCGTGGTGGGCATCCCTGCCAATCAGAGGTCATACCTGCACAATGCCATCAAGAGCATCAAGTCGGCTGGTGTCGATCTTGACCTCCTCGACAACGAAGAGCCAGCCGAAAAGGCTGCCCCAGACGCCCTTGAGACGGGCGACTTTGTTACCTGGAATTCAAGCGGCGGAGCCGCCAGAGGAAGAATTACCAGAGTTGTCAAGAGCGGGAAGGTGAGCATCCCTGATTCTGATTTCACTGTTCAGGGAACCCCAGAAGACCCGGCTGCCCTCATTAGAGTCTACCAGAAGAGCGGCGAGGGCTGGGCGGCCACTGAAACCATTGTTGGCCACAAGTTCTCTACCCTCAGAAAGATTCAGCCGCTTAAGGCTGGGGTTGACCTAATCGATACCTCCAAGGCCGTTGAGGTTGAAGGGCAGCAGGGCGCAGACAAGGCGCCACTCGTTGGGGCCCTCTACACGCTTCTTTCGGAGGCGACAGCCTTCTACCTCAAGGCACATGGTGCCCATTGGAACGTGGTTGGAGAGGGCTTCTCTCAGTACCACGATTTGTTTGAAGAGATTTATGAGGACGCCCATGCGTCACTCGATCCAATCGCCGAGAGCCTGCGAAAGCTAAACTCCCCGGCGCCAGCAGAATTGAAAGATCTTGCTGGAATGGTCAACAGCGCCCCGCGCGCAGAAGACTATGAGGCGGAATCTCTTGCGGCAGATCTGTATGCCGCAAACGAAAAGCTTTTGGAAAACATCATGGTCGCTTTCAAGGTGGCCAGCGATGCCAACCAGCAGGGTATTGCGAATTTCTTGGCAGAGCGCCAAGACATGCACCAGAAGTGGTCATGGCAGCTTCGTGCCTCGCTTGCCCCAGAGGAGGAAGAGTCAATGGAAGACGAAAAGCCGGAAATGCCGGGCGATGCTCCGGAATCAGAAGAAAGCAGTGTGGAGAATACTATGGATAGCGAACTTGAGAAGAAGACCCGTGTGACCGTTACGGTCAGCACGGACAACGAAGATAAGCAGCCAGTAGCGGCTCCAGCAGTTTCGGAAGACGAGACTGTTGCCCCTGAGGATAAGGAAGAGGTTAAGGCCTCTGCTACCCCAGACGGCGAGGAAGACGCTCCGGTCGAGGAGCCTGAGGAGGCCGAAGAGCCTGCTAAGGACCCAGCCGTTGCTGCACTTGAGGCGCTTGGCGCCAAGCTTGTCGAGGAGGAGAAGTCCCTCGACGGCGATGAATCATCCGTACAGCCGGAAGCGGCCGAGGCGGAAGTTGTTGTTGAGGCCCCCGTTGAGGAGGCCCCAGCAGCGGAGGTTGTCGAGGCTGACGTGGCTCCCCTTGAGGAAGTCAAGTCAATCGCAAAGTCCGCTCTCGATGCAGCCAATGCTGCTCACGAGGAGGTCGCTGCCCTTGCGGCAAAGGTGACCGAACTCGCCGAGTCAAAGGCCAAGGTCGAAGAGGATCTGTCGAAGGCTCTTGATCTCATCGAGCGCATTAGCGCTCTTGGGGTTGGGCGAAAGTCCGTTGACGTCCCGCAAGGAATTCAGGTTAAGGCCGCGGAGACCGCTCCGTGGTTGAGCCCATATGTACAGCGCGTCCTTGAGGCGCAGAAGGATTAATAGATCATGAGTGAGATTCGTGAGAAGCTCCAGGACGTCGAGCGAGGCCTTGCCTCGTTGAACGACGGCCATGTTGGTCGCGAGATCGACGTTGAGAAGAAGAGCACGTTTGACCCAGCAGAGGCCTATGCCGTTCAGCGCGAACTTCGCAAGAAGTTCTCGAAGATGTCGGCCACCGAGCTCAATGAGATGCTCGATGTTCAGGCTTCGGCTCAGGTTGGCAAGCAGGCCGATTCGGCAGTGCTTAACCAGCTTGCGATGTCGAACCCAGCAATCGCTAAGGCCCTTGATAGCTCGGCCGGTACGGCGCTTATTCGCCAGGACCTCGAGCCTATTCTTTACAGCCTTTTCGTAAAGAAGTTCCCATTCTTTGAGCGCATCCGCAAGGAGCCAACAAACGGCCTCGTGCACGCGTTCAACCAGCAGACCGCCTACGGCGATGCAGTCTTCCAGACGGAGACCGGCACCGTGACGGATGACACCGCGACCTACGCGCGCCAGACGACTAACGTCGCCGTGCTCGCCACCCGCCGTGGTATCACGCTGAAGAATCAGTTCGCGCTTGGTCAGGGCGGCTCGCCGTTCAATGGCCTTTCGCAGGAGCTTGGCAGCGGCGTCACCGCCATTGCGCACAAGCTTCAGAAGACCCTGTTCCAGGGCAACGCAACCGTTACCACGGGTGCGGGCGCAGCGACCGAGCTTGGTGCCTATGATGCCAACTCGTTCGACGGCCTCCGCAAGCTCCTTGGCACGGCCGCTGCTGCCGGCAACGAGATCGTTGGCAAGGGTACGGCTTCGTACCTCTCCACGATCAACACTGCTGTCGCTGGCGTCCTTGACAACGGTGGAAACCCATCAGCGATCGTTTGCACCCCGACGGACTACGCCGGTCTTGTAAACGAGCTTACGAACCTTGTTCGCTACAACGCCCCTTCGCAGGTTGACCAGCTCGCTGGCGCAACCTTCGGCTCGGTCGTGACGGCGGCTGGCTCCCTGCCGATCCTTGCGGTCCCAGGCGACGCCATTGGCGCGTATGCAATCTCCGGAACCGACTACCGCGATATGTACGTGGTTGACGAGTCCGGCTGGTCGATGCCGTACCTCGGTTCGGACTCGATCACGACGCTCGAGATTCCAATTGGCGTGAACGGCGCCCTGACGCGACTCTACATCATGTATGTGATGCAGGGCTTCGCGAACAAGGCTCCTCAGTTCCAGGCCAAGATTCGCGTAACCGTCTAATCTAGTCAATTTGCTGAAGGGACCCCGGAGCAATCCGGGGTCCCGGAAGCGTTAGGAGCGGAAAATGTTTGATGAGAAGAAGGAAGCTCCTGCGGTGGATTCCGCAGCAGTAGCCAAGAAGGCCGTTGCGGCTGCAAAGGTTGCTGTTGCCGACGACCAGATTGTCAAGATTCGCAATCACAGCGGCCTTTCATCCCTGGTACTCGGCGACGGCACCGTCGTTCGTTTCCACCTTGGAGTTGGCAGCATTAAGGCTAAGTACCTTGTAGAAGCAGTTGCACAGGGTTGCACCGTAGAGGCGGAACCAGCTGTTGCCCCTGCAAAGAAGGAACTCACCGATGCCCAAAAGGCTGAGCTGGAGAAGGTTTTCGGCAAGGCCGAGTAATTAACTCCGTAGTTTGCGGTGGGGCTCGCAGGACACTTAATAGGTGCCATGCGGGCCCCATTGCTTTAGGATGGACAAATGATAAGAGTCACCGTAAACATCGATAACCCAGCAACAGCGGCGTCTTCCTATACCCACATCCAAATCGGGCGAGCATCGACTGAGGCTTACGCTAACGCCCAGAACGGAACGTTTACTAACCTGGGTTCCGTCTTGGCCCTGGACTCAAAGGTTGGCGTATATAACTACACGGATTCAGGGTACCCAACTAACTACTGGTACTCTTATCGCCTATTCAACTCGGGAACGTCAGCTGCCAGCTCGTGGGCTACCGCGTTTCAGGGCAAGGAGCTCGGCTATATCACCGTATCTGAGTTTAGGGAATACGAACTTGGCGCTATTAGCATGCCAGACGGAACGGAGTCAACGGACAATCGTCTTGAGCGCCTAATCTCTGTAGCCTCCTCAATGGTTGATGCATATTGCGGGTTCTCTTTCCAGTACCTTGCGGCAACCGAGCAGCACGTCTGGAACCAAGAAACCAGACGGGTATTCCCGTATAACGCACCAATTATTGATGTTGAGTCCCTGGAGGTGTTCGTTAGCAACACCCAGAAGGCAACCTTCAGCAACACCGACCTTTTCCTGAATAACACACAAAATTACGTGGAGGTCACCAGCCTCGCAAATGTCACATACTCGCTGTTCCCGGCAATTGTTGCCCTCGGGCTAATTAACCCAGTTGCAAAGATT